AAAACCATCAGAAGGTTTATAATTCGGGTCGTTAATTTTGGATTTAATATGTAAATCCATAGCATCTAACATCTCCTTCTGAGAGCCAATGTAATCGCGCCTCTCTGATGGTGCCTTTTTTTCAGTGCTCTTTTTTCTGAAATAATATCTCGCACTTTTGAACATTTTATCAATAATATCGCCATCATAACTTAAATTTGTTAATCTTCTTACTTCATTATTTACTATATCATCATTATCTTCCATCCAAATCTCCCAAGCTTCCTTGAAATCCTTTCTATGATCATATTGATGAATTTTCGAAAATTTAAATAATTCTGATGTAAAATCATCTGTAAATTTATACCTATAAATATTCTTATTTATATCGTTGTTTACAGTATTCATGTTATTTGTGGGTAAATTATCAACTGACATTTTTTGAGTTTTAACTTTTAAGCTATACAAGTATCTTTATTTGAATTTTATTTATATAAGTATTTTTATTTCAATTTTATTTTAAAAAAATTGAAATAAAAAAGTCTTCACTAATTAAGATTATAATAAGAATGGATCCTTCTTTTAATGAATATAATGAACATAATGATGATAATAATATCAGAGCTCCTGATAGTGTAAAGGTCGATAGACTAATGGAAGACACTAGAAGTGAATATGATAAGGAAATAGATCAAGCAATGTATTTAAGTATTCAGGAATTTAAAAAATTAGAGGAAATTAATGAAAAATACGAAGAAGAAATTATTAACGAACATATTAAATTAATTAATGAGAGAAAGGAAATGTTTCGAGGATTTCTATTTGATTTAAATAAATTAATTAGACATGACAAAGACATAAAAGAAATTTATGAAATTATTGAACCGATTATCGATTCATATTGCGTAAATTATATAAACCAATGTGAAATTGATACTTTAACATACGATAGAATATTTAAAATTATAGGTAATATCAGAACCAATAAAAATGCTATTGAATTATTAAAAAAAATAATAATTAAAAACGTATAAGTTTCGTTTATTATTCTGTTTGTCTGACAAATTTTATATAAAACTGGATAATAATTTTATCCAAGTGTAATTATTTTTACATCACTCTTATTTTGAGGTTCATCGTCTATTTTTTCCTCAGATAATTCAGCTTGAGCTTCTACATAGCGAAAATTCTGAAAAGGATTATCAATAGGTGTTGCTACTACTAATGAAATCGGTTCAGCAATAACAAGAGGAATATACACTTCTTGATTTGTTTCTCGTGTTTCATGATATAATCGCAAGGATTCATAATATTCTTTTACTTTTTTATTTATGCGGATCCTTTTTGCGTCAAACGAAGTAAGATACAGACCTTCTAAGCTCTTAACTCTTGAAAGCGCTACATAAGTTTGACCACACTCAAATATTCCACTACCGACATCAATCTCCGCAGCATCTAACGTCGCACCTTGTGACTTATGAATTGTTAAAGCCCACGACAAAATTAGCGGTATTTGAGAAACACCTATGCCGGGAATTTTATCACTCTCCCAAACATGCCGCATCATTATCATCTCGACGCCATTATTGTATTTTACTTTTGGACAGCCTGTAATAGTACAAAATTCGGTAATAATTCCTTGACTTCCGTTACAAATAAGCACATCACCAAGCTCTGATTTCATATTAATAATACACATAACCTGCGCACCTAACTTTAGCTTTATCTCTTTATCACACATCAAATTACCCGCCAGAAAATCAAGTTCAACTTGAATATCTTTGTCCGTAAAATCGAGACGCTTTGTCCTGTCATTTTTAGTCATTTCTAGATCCTTTAAGTACTTCAGTTTGAATTCCTTTTCGTCGCCATGTAGTGCCGACATTTTTGAAACATTGATTTGTTCTACCTTGTTCTTTGTAGGAAACAATTTTGTCGGCTCGGCTACCAATTTAGGGTCAAATTGCCTTCCTACATACTCAAGGAGTATATCATTCGACTTTCTCTTAATTTTTCCCTCCCTAATTTGATTCAAAATTGACGAATAAACTTCATCCGTTTGTCTGAAAATTTTTACCAACTCTATTTGACAATCACGATGAAATACTGAATTCCAATCATCACTTTCAAAGCAAAATTGCTGTGTTTCTGGCTCATCTCTATTTCCAACTGGAGGCAACTGATAAAAGTCTCCGGAAAATATTAACTGAATACCACCAAATGGTCTTGAGTTACCTCTGACTGCTTTTCCAATATCATTTAACATATTAAATAATTTTAATGAGAGCATACTTACTTCATCAATCACCAAAATCTCTGTTCCTTTCCATATTGCTTTCAAAAATTTATTCTTTTTAATCTTATTTATCAGCTGTTCATTTGTGCCATTTCCCAAGCCAATTCCTGCCCATGAATGCAAGGTTTTTGCTTTACAGTTTAAAAGAATTGACGCACAACCCGTCATCGCAGTAACATGAATATCTTTAAATTGTTTGTAAGCGTGTTGATATATCATTCTAATTAATGCCGATTTTCCAGCACCACCTGGACCCGTAATAAATATGTTATGACCTTGAACATATTTATTATATGCTATTTGCTGTTCTTTTGAAAGTTCCATTATATTTAATTATTCTTTTACTTTTAATACCCTTTTTTATATCAATTTTATAAATAAATCTAAAATTTATTAATTTTATCCAGTTCGTCTCCACATAGAAACTACTACGTATGGTGGGTAATTTGAATTATTAATGTCATTCAATACTGCAGTATTTGTATAATAACTTTCATTTTCGGTACCCTGTATTTGATATCTAGTTCCATCATTTTTCCAAGAATATTGGCTACCACCCGAATTAGTACTGATAGTATGATCACCATCACCAGTTGCCGTCCACTGATGACTATGATTAGGAATTTGTGTACTTCCTGAAGTGTACCCAAGTGTATTAAAAGATGTGTCAGATGTACCATATGCTGCTAACATTGTACCGGTAGGAATTTGACTCCAACTGCTACTAGGCCAACTTAATACTGTACTTGGATTATTACTGCTATCATAATTCATATAAATTGAACCAATCGGATAAACTGTATTCAATATAGTATTTATTATAGTAGTATTTGTAATGGTACCTGATACATTTAAATTACCGCTTACATCTAATGCGTAATTTGATGAAGGACTATAAACTCCATTTATACCAACATAAGAACCTGGAATTTTTACTTTTTCATTTAATGTTCCAAGTACAATTTGATTTGATGCATCTATTATCGCATTTGCTCCTAATGCAGTTGATTGTGTATAAATGACTGAATTTGAAGCAACAGTTGTATTATAACCTAAAAATGTGTTGTTATTAGAACTAGTAGTAGTTAAATTTCCACCACAACCAGAACCTAGGGATGTATTATTAGAACCCACTGTACTGGTAAATAATGATCTAGTACCAATACTAGTATTATTTGAACCACTCACATTAAATGCTAATGACTCTTGTCCTACAGCACAATTACTACCACCTATTGTATTATCCTCTAATGTATAACATCCAACACTAACATTCCATGTTCCGGTTGTATTTTTAAATAGTGATTGATATCCAATTCCACAATTACGATCTCCTGTATTATATTGTAATGCTTGATAACCTAAAGCTGTATTTAAACCAGCAGTTGCATTACTTTGTAATGCTTGATAACCTAAAGCTGTATTTGAAAGCGAGTTTGCAGAACCTCTTCCAACCGTGATATTATTTATTAATACATCTTGAGACGTTGTCATGTTTCCGTTTATATCTAATGTAGATGATGCGGTAGTTTTTCCTATTGCGACATTACCACCATTATAATATATTCCTGATGGTGATATTGCTTGCCAATAACTATCACCAGTTGGTCCGGTATAACCTGTACTTCCTGTTCTACCAGTATAACCAGTTGAACCTGTATAACCAGTGCTTCCTGTTACTCCAGTATAACCAGTACTTCCTGTTACTCCAGTATAACCAGTTGAACCAGTATATCCAGTACTTCCTGTTACTCCAGTATATCCTGTTGAACCTGTTACTCCAGTATAACCAGTTGAACCTGTATAACCTGTACTTCCTGTTACTCCAGTATATCCTGTACTTCCTGTTCTACCAGTATAACCAGTTGAACCTGTATAACCAGTGCTTCCTGTTACTCCAGTATATCCAGTTGAACCTGTATATCCTGTACTTCCTGACCATCCAGTGCTTCCTGTTCTACCAGTATAACCAGTTGAACCTGTTAAACCGGTCGGTCCTTGAAGTGGAATTGTTGTTGAAATATAACTATATGCATTAGTAGTTTGGTATGTTATGAAAGTGCTTCCGCTTCCGTTATTTATAGTTAATTTTATACCAAATCTTGTTCCTGAAACTACAGTATATGTTCCTATAATAAGCCCTTGAGCCTGATATAATGTTGTTGTAGGTGAAATAATAGTATCAGTATTAAAAGTAAAAAGAGAATATGTTTGATTACCACTAATATCTGTAAGAATTCCTTCAACTGTAATAGTAGGAGCGTTTGCGGTCGATGAAGCATATAAATAAGCTTGAACTGGTCCTGGAAAAATTGTTTGAATATTTGTTAATGGTGGGGTTAAAAACTGAGTATCAACGGACACAGCCGAAGGATCTATAATAGGTGTTGTACTTAATAATTTATAATTAAGTGTAGATGGATTAGAATCTTCATTTTGATTTAAATATAAAAGTAGACCTCCAGCATTTCCTTGAGGTCCGACTCCACCAGTTGGACCAGTTCCACCAACTACACTAGCATTTTTTACATATAATGGTCTAGCAAATGACATTTATATAATATAATAATATAATCAGAAAAATTAAATTTAAATATAATATCTTAAATAAATTCACTTTATATAATATATGAACTTTGATTTGAATATTGAGAATTATACTAGAGATGAACTAGTTGAAATGTTTGAATTACCTCAAAACTTCGATAGAAGTATTATTGAGATTAAAGAAGCCAAACTAAAGGATAGTATTATCAATAATAGAGAGATAAATAAAGAAACACAAGTAAAAACATTAAACTTTCTTATGAAAGCTAAAAACATAATTTTAAATGATTCGAAACCACAAAAAAATGGCACATTTCAACAAAAAATTGAGGATTTTTATAATTCCAGTTATGAACTTAAAACTTCAAAAATAGAGGATCCAGAAGAACACATGGTTCAAGTAAGACCCGAAAAACCATATTTATCTTCATTCCCAAGTGAATTTTTCCCAGGTGTTATAAATCCTCTTAAAAAGAGAACAATTAAAAAAATTTTAAATATTGATACTAAATTTAGAGAGAACTATTATACAAGTTCAGCATCAAATTTTAACTTTACTTTACCAACAAATTTTAATGATGTTTTACAAATGCAATTAGCTTCTATTGAATTACCAACTACATTTTACGCTATATCAAAACAATATGGTAATAATTTTTTCAGTATTACTGTTGATGCGAGTGC